AAAAGGCGGGCTGGAAGGCTCATGCTCCCAACCCGCCGTTGTTTTTTATCAGGCGGTCATCTTGTAACGACCAACACCGGCGTTGCCGCCAGCAAGAATGATGCCAAGGCCATAGCGCTCGCCATACAGATAATCCTGAGTCAGATCCTGATTCTTGTACAGCTCTCCGGGGATGATAGTGGACTGACCCTCGTATACGCACTTGATGGGCTTGTCATCACCCGCAATGATGGTCAGCAGCTTGTCGTCATGCACAAAGTCAGTAGAGCCGACCTTATGGCGCTGCGGCACAGCCACCACATCAGTCCCGTAGAACTTGCCGAAGTAACCAAGATTGTACAGATCCGCCTTAGACTCAGCGCCCTGAATAGAAGGAGCCAGCTTGCGCAGGCCAACCTTGGTGCCAATAATGGTAGCCTTGCGGCCATTCGCAGCGGCTTCAACGTGCGCAATCAGCTCAAGCAGCTCATCCTCGTCGTAAGCGCCAGCAGTAAAGTAAGCATCGCCGCCGAAATCGGTCGCGCTCGCATTGCTCCACAGGCCATAGATGTCGTTCAGCAGCTTCTGGCGGAAGGATTCAGAAACCTTCGTAATGAAGCGGTTGAAGTCCACCTGACCAGACAGAACGCGGTTCAGCTCTTCATAGATCTTAACCACCTTGAACTGGGTGTTGATGGACGTTTCGGTCACACCGCCAAGACGCTGACGACGAATCGCCTGAGTACCGTCAGCCGCATCGGCCACATCGAACAGCAGGTCGCCATCCTCAACCTGGAACAGGTTCTTGTCGCCCAGCGCGACATTACGGAAATCCACCAGAGAATTGAAATACTCGTCACCCTGAAGACCTTCGACAACAGTGCGCATCAGAATCTCTTCAACCAGGGCGAACAGGCCGACGCACTTACCATCGCGGATAGCCTTATAGTTCAGCTTAGTGCTGCCGCCGTTGGCCTCAACCAGCGCCTTCTGAAGCAGCTGCATGGAATCACCAACGGAGTATTTAGTCACATTGCCACGATACGCATCAATGGCAACCTGGACAATTTCATTAGCCATAATTGTTTACCTCCCTCTTAAATCTTCGCCTATCAGCCAACCTGAATGACGTAGTAGGTGTGACGACCAGCCTTTTCGATGGCAATAACCTTGCCAACGCCGGTAGAACTGGTAGTCGCCGTACCAACGACCTTCAGCTTAACACCCGCCTGAAGCTCTACGATGTTGCCAACGGCAATCGCAGCAGCGGCATCCAGCGCTTCAGCAGTCACGCCGAAAATGTCATTAGCGTGCAGAATGTAGCCACGGCAAATCACGCCAGCCTCATTCTCGAACTCTTCCAGATTCTTCTTGCGCTCGTCGTACATCACCTCAGGAGTGGCGATCAGGGCAATCTTGCCCAGCGCGGTGTTCGCAGCGGGAGTAACGCCCTTATAGATTTCGCGCTGACCGGCCATCAGACCATCCAGCGCAACAACACAGCCATTATCAATGGCCGTCTCGGTAGTGCCAGCGCCCATATACTTCACAGAAACCAGATTAGCGCCAACGTCAGTACCGTACATACGGTCGGTGCGAATCACACCATGCTTTACATTAGCCATATTTTTCTACCTCCATTGTCATCTGTTGCCGATCCCATACTTGACGAAAACTCCGCCATAAGGCTCATCGGCATCTTTTCTCGCCTGCGCTTCGATGGGCAGACGGATCGGTTTTCCCTGGGTGTCCAGAGAGAAATTCGTGGTCATGCTGCGACCGCGAATTGCGAAACATTTCTCTTCAATCTGACCGACAGACAGCTTGCCGCAATTTTCCTGCAATGCCTTGAATTCCGCATTGTCGGTAAGATCGGCGAATTTGGCGAACATCTTGTTCGCTTCATCCGTGTGGATCTGCTCGTCAATCTTTTCCTTGAATGTCCGAAGCGTCTTCAGCTCCTCATCCAACACCTTGAACTTTTCATGAAGCTTAGGAATCAGATTCGCAAGCCCCATGCTCTCAGCAAAAGCAGCCTTGCCCTCATCGAAGTCAACATAACAGGTTTTCTTGCGTTTACGCTGGTCAAAATCGATAACAACCTTGTCGCCGTTCATGCTAAACGGCATGCCATACAGCTTATAATCCTCTGCGTCAATAACGTATACTTCGTTCAGCGCAGTGTCGTAATCCATAAGCCAATATCGGCAACAATCGCCCCAACAGGGATCCGTGTATCTCACAGCTTCCAGCGCTTCACAAAGTTCGCTCTGGAACTGATTGGCGGTAAGGGAATAATCCTGCTTTTTCTTCACAGTATCATCGTCGCCGTCATCCTGCTTTTCAGTTTCCTCCAGCGTATCAGTTTTGCCGTCACCGTCTTCAGAGCCAGCGTCGCCTTCAGAACCGCCACCGTCCTTAGAATCAGAGCCATCTCCAGAATCATCTCCGGAGCCAGCTTCAGGATCGGTTTCGCCTTCGTTGGGCGTATCATCTCCGGCTTCTTCGTCGGTAGAATCATCGGTATCAAAAGCAGTAGTGCCGTCTTTGGCAGCCTTGATTTCAGCAAATTTGCGTTCGATTTCCTCGATCGGCATGGACGCTGTATCAAAGGTAATATCTTCGGCAGAAAGGCTGTATTTAGTCATCAGCTTATTTACATCCAACTCACATTTTCCTCCTTTCAGGTAAGATTGTGTATGTATGTCATCTGCCGAAGCAGTAATGACTGTAGAGAATTCACGCTTTACATCCTCCATCATTTGAGCATACTTGGCCTTGAAATCATTCAAGGAGAACAGCTCAATAGAGGCGGATTCAAAGCAAGGCGGAGCACTTTCAAGCAGGCAAAAGGCAAGAAACTCAAATTGATCAATATGGTACAGCCCATCATTCTGCATCGCACCGCTAACGATGCGGATCTCCATCGACTCATCAGTGATTCCGTTTTTCTTCAAGTGCTCGTAGGCTTCCTGACGCTTCCAGATTAAAATATCCGTACAGAGATATTCATGTATTTCTCCGCTCTCTTCCGGTATTTCATCCCACCATACGTTGGCACTTTCAGGCACCACGCCTACAGGAGTAGTAATATTCACCATTCGCACTTCGCCGTCTTTCTTGATAATATCCACGTCGTGCGCTCCCACCGAATCCGTCTCACGGATATAGTTACAAACAACGGGGCAATTAAACACTGATTTTATTGCGTCGTTGAATGCCTTCTTACTGATGAACATTTGGTTTCTGTTCTTTCCGTGATAAGCAATGCGCAGAACGCCTTTATCAAAAGAAGAGTTTACGTCCGTCCAATCAGCAATCGCTGACTTAAAAACTACGTTGCAGCTCGCGCCCTGCGCAACACTATTTGCCATTGTCTCCACCTCCTTTCAAATAACATAAAAACGCCTTGCGGCGCATCAGAATGTCAGGACATCAGAAAGAATATGAGGGCACTCAACATCAAGGTCAAAGCAGGCAACATCATCCATGTATTTGTTTTCAAACACCCAAATGCTGTTCGTCTTATCCTCCTTAAGCAGCTTAAACCCTTTCTTTAGCAGTTCCTTCTTGCCTTTCTTGTCCATCACATAGATAAATCTCATTATCCTTCATCCCTTTCCTGCGATTGTTCTCCGCTATCGGATAGTTCGTCGATCTCAGCCGTAGGTCTACCAACCTCGCCGTCAGTCTCGCTGGACGCCGACTGCGTGGAAGAACTTTGCAGCGGCTTAAAGCGAGCTTTGATACCGAGAACATTGTCCTCAAGGAAATTCATGCAGTCCATCTCGTCCTGAAGCAAACCTTGAGACGCACAGTAGTAGGACACCATGGGCATACCGTACTGGCAAGCCTTCAGATATTGGTCTCCGATTTCCTTCCTATTAAAAGGGCTGCAATCAAGGAAGGTTACTTTGAAATACTTGCCGTAGCTATGTCCCTTGACGAAACGGTTCACCATGCACTCAATGCTTTTTACGATGCTGTACGTCATAGCCTGGTCGGCTTTAATGGACAGCAGTAGCGCGTTCGATGATGCCTTATCACTGTTGAACATAAGCTCCGAAACACCGGCAGCCTTAAACAGGTTGGATGTCGCGTCAGCGATCGTATTGGTGTCGCCTGTATGGCTGCGTTCAAAACTGATTTTATTGATGGGCATAGGCGAAAGAACAGTACCGATCTCCTCCGGCACGATGTCGTCCAGATTATGATAGAATTCCTGTGCTTTCCCCAAGTCCATCTGCCAATTACCATCCGAATCTACGCCCAGCGTCATGACCAGCAACGCATAATTTTCAAGCTCCGTCTTGGTCAGCTTCAGCGCCTTATAGTCCTCCAGATCATAAATTTCACGCAGAATGCCAGCAAACGGGGGCATGGCGTAGTTCAGTACGTCCTTGTTGCACTTGATAGCAAAGGACGTTGGAGAATCCAACTCCTGCCACCTCATTTTTGCAACATCCTTCTCGTACAAACTGAATTTCGTCTGGAACTCGGGCGGATATAAAGGAAGATTGTCAGGATACGATCTAAAATAAGAGAAATCGAAGGACACATTTAGCACATTGTCCTCAATCACGGAGACAGCACAATAATCCGATGGAAGCTGCTGGATGATAATGCTGTCTGTCGTTTCCCAAATCGTCCCATAGAAGATGTCCTCTCGCATACAGACAGTCAAGATCTTTTCGAACTGATTCTTAACGTCCATAGAAGACAGGAGATTTAGCACCTTTCGATAATTCCGTTTGATAGTCTGGGGCTTGGTCGTCGCAGTATCAATGCGGAACGGCGAAACGACGTATGAAAGATCGGACAAAGAAACAAAGTACTGAATCAGTCTCCTGAAATGCGAACTTGCTCCGTACAGATAAATAACCGCGTTACGCAAATTCTTTTCATACTGGTACGGATTCTTCAAATAAGATGCAATCTCATCCTTGGTATATAGGTAGAAGCTCGGAGACGTATTCGTCCCATTCAGATCTCGTAGGATCAGCTTGTTGAGCGCCGAAAAGCGCTCAGGCACTCGCGCTACGAAAGGGAATTCGGATGATACGCCGACGTCGCTATGCTTCTTCTCAGGAATATCCTGAACGGTTGTAATCTTTCTTGTCATTATTAACGCCCCCTCCTTTCTCGCAGTTTATCCTTGGGTGCGCGGATCATAAAAACATGGTCAAAGGACTCGCCCGA